CTAAGCCCGCTTGCGTGTAGGAGGGCGTTTTGCGTTCCCGGTCTTTTCGGTAGATGCGGGGGTTTGCTGGGTGTTTAGGTGTAGCAAGGTGTCAAGGGACAAAGCCCCAGCCCGGTGGTCCTCTTCCATGAGCTGCTGGTAGACCTTGACGGTGAAGGTAGGGTCAGCGTGCCTGAGGCGGGCCGCCACCACTTTGGGCGGGAGGCCCGCCCGGAGGGCCAGGGAGGTGTAGGTGTGCCGGAGGCCGTGGGGGGTGATGCGGGAGACTCCGGCTTTCTCCTGCAGGGCGTAGAAGGCCCGCTTGAAGTTGCCGTAGTCCAGGGGCGTGCCCCGGGTGGAGGGGAACATCAGGCCGTGGTCTACCCAGTCCGGGGAGGCCTCCTTCTCCCCCTCCAGGCGCTCCCGCCACTCCCGGAGGAGGTCTTGGGTAGCGGGGTCCAGGTAGAGGGTCCCGTTGGAACCTGGGGTCTTGGTGGGCCCGAGGGTGCCGTCCCGGAGGAGGGTGTGGCGCACGTGCAGGGTTTCCCTCTCCCAGTCCTCCCAGCGGAGGGCCAGGGCCTCCCCGGGCCGGAGGCCGGTGGCCAGCATGAGGGCGAAGAGGGGGTAGAGGCGGTGGCCTTTGGCGGCCTCCAAAAACCTGGCCACCTCGTCCGGCCGCCACGCCCGGGCAGGGCGGACAAATCCGCTTCTGGGCGGGTCTACGGCCTCCATGGGGTTCTGGTCCAAGAGGCCGGCCCGCACGGCGTCCCGGAAGGCGGCCCTGAGGAACTGGTAGATGTGCCGGCGCACGGAAGGGGAGAGGTGGCCCAGGTCCGCCATGAGGCCCCGGAGGTGCAAGGGATTGAGGCGCTTGAGGGGCAGGTGGGCCAGGGGCTCCACGTGCTTGAGGTACACCCGGTAGTTGCGCACGGTGGTGGGCCGGAGGCCTTTGGTGGCCGCCCTCTGCTCCACCCAGGTGTGAAGGTATTCCCCGAGGCGGATGGCCCCCGGGTCTGCCACCCAGGAAGCGCCCGCCTTGGGGAGGAGACGTGCCAGCTTTTCCGCTACCTCCCGGCGGGTCCGGCCGTAGACCCAGGCCTTCCGCTGCTTCCCGTCCGGGGTGTAGCCCAGGGTTACGAAGCCCGCCCAGCGTCCGTCCTTGCGCTGGAAGATGCTTCCCTCTCCCTTACCCCTTTTGCGCTTCATCAGCGGGTCTTGGGCTCAAAGAAGGACCGCAAGCGCTGATGCGCTTTCCTCATGCTGTCCAGCTCTTCAGGTTCGGGGTGAATGCAATAGTAGCGAGCTAATTCGCTTTTAGTGCGGAGGGTTTTAAAAAGCTGTATGATGTCTTCCTGAATCTTGGCCTCGCGAAGGAGACGGTCCGTCTCCGGATGGCTGGGTATGGAAGCAACCCGAAGCGCTTTCTTCAGGTAGGCCCTTACCCAGTGAGCCACGGCGTAGAAGCGAATGGTAACTTCCCAGTCCGGGGGAAGAGGGGTTTGATTCAGTAGGTCTTCGTTGTGCTGGGCCTGCCAGCGGTGCTGGTGCACGTTAGGCTCTGGAGGCTCTAGGGGCATCGGCGTTAACCGAAGTAGTGCGAGTAGCCTGGAGGCACAAAGTACAGGAAGAACGGAACTCCCAAGCGGTCGCTAAGCTTCAACACCTCCACGCCGATTTCCGTGGTGAGGTCAAGGTCTTTGTAAATCTCCAGGGGGACTTCCATCCAGATGACGTAGTCTTCCCCCTCCACGCTTTTGTGCACGCCCAGGATTTTGCCCTGACCGCCAAGCCGCTCCTGGTTGAGGCGTTCAGCGAGCTTGATGCCTTCCTCAACGGCGGACTTGTGGTTAAGGGGTATGGCGGGCACCCCCTCAAAATACTCCATCGGGCGGTTGGTGTGGTGAGACGGGGGGTGTTTGGGCTGTTGAGCGGTGTGCACAACAAGGGTCTTGCTCACCTTCAAAGCCAGGGTCACCTTGCGAATAATCTCCACAGCTTTCTGCTCTGGCAGTTGCACACGGCCAAGGTTAGAAGTCTCCTTCACTTCGGCAAAAGGTTTCGGGGGGAAAACCGCCTGTTGGGGTATGTGCTTGCTGAAGACGACCATCCTACACCTCCTCCCCTACCGACTGAAGGAAGTCCTTCAAGTTCTGGTAGAGAAACTTGGCCTGCTCTACCTCAAGCACAAACGAAGCGATCAAGGTGTTCACGGACTTGGTTACAGAGGGGCCTACTGATAGGGCAGTGCCGGAGTAGAAGGAGACGAAGACGAATGGTGACCCGGCTTTTCTACCCACAGACACCGCGCTGACGTAGATAGGCGCGGCCCTGGACGGGTCAACAGCCACTTCCATCTCGGGCGCTTGCTGAAGGCGCCCCTTCCGCTTGGGTGGGTTCGGGGGTTTTCTCCTCTGGCATGGGGGCCTCCTTTCAGTTCCAGTCGGAGTACCAAACCTTCAAACGCCTATCGCTATCCCATTTGAGAAGGTAGTAGGTGTTGAATCCTTGGTTGAGCACTTCTTTGGGGGGCTTGTCCCGGCATACAAGGATCTGGTGCCACTTTTTGCTCACGTGGACCTCGGCAAGGTCGTTGCGCTCTTGCACGGAAGTTATACGCATGGGCTCAAGCTCTTCGGTTTGCAAAACGCATCCGCGGCTCTGGCGTTCGCGGATGAAGGGCAGAACCTTGCGTTCTAGGAAGCTTGCGAAGGCCCACTCGTAGAGAGGGGCCCAGTCGTTGGTGTTAAGGGCTTGCCGATAGGCAAGGTCATACCCTCTAACTACAGCCTCTGGATGGGAATAGGTTTGGGGGCGTTTTGCCCCTACGGGCGAAGAGCTTTGCATCAAGAGCACGAAAAAGCCCAGCACTATGGCCGTGGCGATGAAAAGGTATAGCGCCTGCTTGCGGGGGGTGGTGAACAGATTTGCAAAAGTCTCGCCAAGGCGCTTCCACCAAGGGGGCGGTTTTGGGGCTTCCCAGAGACCCAGCTTCCGAAGAGCGGCATCGGACGATGCGGCCTGGTAAAGGAGTTTTAGCTCATTGGGGCCCCAGGTCATTACCCCGAGGGATTCGGCATTCTCTAGGGCTGGTTTGGTAAACCCGGAGGGGCAGATGAGGATGGCCTTGTGGGCTCTGTGAAGGTCCTTTGCGGCATAGGTTAGTCTGACCAAGCTAGCATCTGCCGGGGTGGAAAGGTTCTTGCACTGGACGACGTAGTACCTGCCTTGGGGGCTTCGCACCTGCACATCAAGGCCGTTATCCGGGGCGTTGGTTTTGCTGGGGCGAGAGGCTTTCCATCCAGGCAAGCGAGCAAAAAGGGCCTCTACCAAAACTTCAAGTAGCTCCCCCCTGTCCGCCTGCACCAGGTAGGCGGGGTCTTCAAGAAGCTTCAACAGGGGGTCCGCTTTCATTTCACTTCCTGGATGCTGATCTTGCGGTACACCTGCCCCACCACCCTGGCTTCGCTGGGTGTGAGAACGGGGCCTGCGGGGTTGTCCGAAATGAAGACCCACCCCTTGCCGGCCTTCTTGGCCCGCTTCACGGCCAGGCCGTCCCCCACGATCTCCACCAGGTACACGTGGCCGTCCCGGAGGTCCGTGAGGTTAGGGTCCACCAGGACGTAGTCCCCGTCCTTGATGCCCCTATCGTCCCCGGTGTCCATGCTGTCCCCGTCTACCCGGACCAGGATGGAGCCCGGGCGTACGAACTCCCGGGGCACGGGCAGGATCCCTTCCTGGGGCCAGGGACGACCCGCCGTGCCCGTGGCCACCACGGGAAGCCAGACAACGTCCTCACGGGGCTCCCCCGAGGGACGGTATACCAGAGGTACTTCCAGCCCCGTAGCCTCATAAAACTCTTCGGGGGTCCAGCGGAGGGCGCGAAGCAGGCCATCTAACTCGGATGCGGAAAGGTCTTCTGTGGGATGAACAAGGCCACGTTCTATACGGCTAACTGTGGTTTGATTAAGCACATCCCCAGAATCGCCAGCTACTTGTTCCTGGCTTAGCTTTAGTTGCTCCCTGCGGGTCCGTATGACCATAGCCCACTTGGGTAGCTCCAGGACCCGCGCGGAGGCTTTCCGAGGCATGCCCTCAAAGTAGCCCCAAGCGGTCAGCTTAGTCAAAGCAGATAGACTAGGCATATTGACTTTTTAGGCTACTTGCCTTAGGGTGTTAGTCAAGATGACTAAACGCTTCTTAACCGTAGGCAGGGTAGCTAAAGAGCTTGGGGTAGCGCCTGCAACAGTGCGCAAGCTGTGCCAGCAAGGCCTTATACCAGGTGCAAAGCGTATTGGGCGTTGGTGGCGCATTCCGGTGGAGTCCGTAGAGGCCGTAAAGCGGCATGGAACGGAGGCCCCCCATGCCTGACTGGGCGCTCATCCTAGCGGCCTACCTGCTGGGGGCCTTCCTCATGCTGGCAGCCCTGCTGGCCTACCTGCAGGCCAAGGGACTCCGGCCCGGTCCCGTGGTAGCGGCGGCCATCGGCTTCATGGCCGGGGTGGCCGGGGTCCTCCTGGCCGTCCTGGCGGCTTGGGGAGGTGGAAGGTGAAAGGAAGCTGGCTTTGGCGCTGGGGTTTGGACGCCATCGGGGGCGCTCTGGTGGGGCTCATCCTCCTCTGGGCCCTGGCCAACGTCCCCGTGGGGAGGTGAAGGGATGAGCGTGAAGGTCATGCCCAAGTGGAAGGTGCGCATGCGTCATCTGGCCAAGCGGGGCTACATCGTGAGCCTTCGCCGGGAGATCGGCCCTCGGGACGGGGAGGTCTGGTACCGCGCCGAGGCCTCCGTGGTCCGGGAGGGCGTCTACCGGTCCGGCCGGCGGGTGGTGGCCCGGAGCCCTTGGACCTCGGAGCCCGATGAGGCCCTGGTGGCCCTGCAGGGGGAGCTGGGCATTGGGGAGGAGGAGCTATGGCACGCCTGATGACGGTTCGGGAGGCGGCGGAGTACCTGGGGGTGCCCGTGGCCCACATCTACCAGGCCATGCGGGCCATGCCCGGGCGGCCCTCGCACCTGCGGCACGTCCGCCTCGGGAAGCGGCGGTACACCACCCAGGAGTGGCTGGAGGAGTGGATCGGCCGGGTGGCCTCGGAGCCGGAGGCGCCGGCGCGGTCCATGCGCCTTGTGGGCGAGACGCCCCTGTTTGAGGGAGTGGAAGGCCAATAGGCCCCCCCGGGGCTTGCCCCCCGGGGGCTTCTTTTGGAGGACCCTATGGACTCAGAAACCCGCGCCAAGATTGAGGCCCTGAAGGCCAAGAACCCCAAGCTGGCCCAGGCCCTGGAAGAGGCCTACCGGGCCATGAAGGAGCGCCAAGAAAGGGAGGCCCACGGTGAGAAAAGCGTCCAGGACGAGGAAAACCCCCCGCACCAGAAGGCCGCTACGCCCCCCGCGCCTCCTCCGGCGGATGATCCTGCCCCCCTACCCCCGCGAGGCCCGGCGGAAGCCCCTAGGGAGGCGGAGCCGGTCCAGAAACTGACCACCTGGCGGGAGGTGCGGGAGTTTGAGTGGCGGGACTACCTGAGCAAGGCGGAAGCCCTGCTGGCCAAGTGGGGCCACCTGGAGCGCCTGGGCCCCCTGGCCCCCCTGGTGCGTCTTCTAGTGGCCCTGGCCATCCGGGAAGGGGCCCGGCTGGACCCCTCCCGGGAGGCCCACGTCTTTCTGGCCCAGTGGGAGGTGGCCGAGATGCTGGGGGTGTCCGAGCGCACCGTGGAGCGGTGGCTGAACGACCCCCGCTATGAGCGATATCGCCAAGTGGCCCGGTGGTGGATCGCCTGGGAGACCTGGTACACCTCGGGCCAGGGCATCGGCCAGGAGCAGGCGGTGAGAGGGGGTACCCTCTGGCGGGTGCGGGTGCGCCCCCTGGTCCGGCCTGGGCGGCCCATGAAGGTCCTGGCCCCGTACCTGGCCCTCCCCTGGCGGGACCTGGGGGAGGATGCCCGCGAGGGCAGGACCCGGCGGGGGGTGAGCGCCCCAGACTCAATGTCGGGATATAAAGAGGGTCTTCTCTTGGGTAATGGGGTAACTCTCCGTAGCGTGGTGGGTAAGCCGTTAGCCACCTGGGAAAGCAAAAAACTCCCGTTACTATATCCCGACACTGCCCGGGACATTCGGGAACTGCTCCGAGCGGCCTCCATCCCGGGGGGCAGGAACGGCCGCCAGCGGTGGGCCCAGGCCGTGGCGTCCGCCATCGCCCAGGCCCTGGGGGACCAGAAGAGCCTGCGTTGGTGGCTCAAGGTGGCCTGGGCGGCCCTCAAGGTAGTGGTCTTCGGGGGAGGGGAGGGGCCCATGCGGGTCCTCCTCCGGGTGGTCCTGATGGCCCAGGAGGCCAGGCAAGACGGCTTCGCCAGGAGCCCGGGGGCCTACGCCCAGGCCCTCCTGCGGCGGGAAGGCTGGTTTGACCTGGTGCGGCCCTACCAGGGCTTCAAGGTGGGGGTGGCGGTATGAGGCTGGATAGGGTAAACCTGGCGGCCATACAGGACGTGCTGGTGTCCTTGGTGGACGAGGCCCTGAGCGAACCTGGGCGGGTGGTCCGCCTTTCCATTCCCACAAGCCCATCGGACGGGGTGCAGGTCTTCGTCAAGGCCCCGGAGGATGGGCCCGTCCTCCTGGCCATCCGGCGGCCCGGGGGCAAGGAGGACCCGAGGGAGATCCTGGCCCTGGCCCGGCACATGGGCTTGGTGCCCCTTGGGGAGCCCGAGCGGCGGTACGGGAAGGAGCGTAGGCCCCTCAAGGGGCCCCGGGCCTACTTGGTCCTGCGGTGCGAGGTGGACCCCCTTGTCTGGGAGGGGAGGTCCATGGACGAGGTAGCCTAGGAGGAGACCATGTCCCGGAATACGGCGCTGAGTCTGGTGATCTTGGCAAGCATAGGGGCCTACTTTGCCGCCATTTGGCCCCGGGGGACGGCCCCCGCGGCCGGGCAGGAAGGCCAAAGCGCCCCCCAGAGCCAGGTGGTCCTGCTCACCCCTCCTGAGGCCGAAGCGCCCGGGTGCGGCGGCCGGATCACGTGGGCAACGCGTAGCGGCGGCGAGGTCAGGCTACGCTATGACGGGGAGGCCTCCACGGTGTGGGCGCGGTGGCCGGGCGGGGAGGTCAAAGCCCGTGTGGAAGACGCTTGCACGGGCGTGGAGTGCCGCCTGGTCCTTCCCCGGCCGGGCATAGGGGACGTCCGCGTGGGCCTAGATGCCTGCCAGGGGCTTGAAATGCCGGAGTGACACCTTTTGCTTTAGAATATGCCCATGCCAACCATCACTAGGCGGCCAGGTAGGCGTGTGGTCAGGCTGATGACCCGGAAGCGCGATCCTGTTCTCCCGTCATCCCTTCCTATGGAGGATCTCCTTTACGTCCTTCTGGGCAACCGGGAGGCGGCCCGGTCCATCGTGGCGGAAACCGGGGGGGATTTGCGGCGCTTGGCAGGTATGGAGGTGGATGACCTCACCGTTCTCCCTGGAATCGGGGAAGGGGCGGCGGCAAAGATAGCCGCCCTTTTTGAGATCGTGACCCGGATTATCCGCGGCCAGCGCTAACTGGCCGCCATGCCCGGGCATAGCGGCCGGCCGCTATGCCCTTTTTTTGCCGCAACGGAGCTTTGAGCCTGGATGCGTGGCCCAGTACCAGCGGAAGCCCATAGACCCCCAGGCCCCCCTTCAACCCGGTCGGACCTACGAGCTGGTGCTTTCCCCCCAGTCTGGGGATCTGAGCCGGGTTACCCGGGCTGACCTGGAGCGCGCCCTCAGGGCCAAGTACGGGAACGTACGGGTGCTGGATTGGGGAAGGCGGGGCGGGGACTGGGTGGTGCAGATCAGGGTAGAGCCCGCGGGGTCGTCAGGGTCTTCGGAGTCTGCCAGCACGTCTGACCCCTGGGCCGTGCCCCCCAGTTATGGCGGGGGCGGGTGCGGGTCCATCCGGTGCCCCCAGCCCATGGACTATGCCCCCACCTATGACGGCCTGATCCAGCCCGCTTTTCTTCCCGCCCTGCCGGCGCTCCTCACCGCGGCGGCGGTGGTGGCCATCCTCTACCTGATCTGGCGCATCGTGGCGGAGTTGAAGGAAGCGGTGGAGCTGGTGCCCGCCCCAGCCCGGGCGGCGGCGGTGGCGGGGGCGGGTATCGGAGCGGGGGCCTTGGGCCTGGCCGCCCTAGGGGTGGTAGCCCTGGCCCTCTTGGGCGGAAGGAGGAGGAGACGGTATGCCTACTAGGAAGAAGAAGTCGGGGAAAAAGAAGAAGAAGGGCTACAAGAAGTAAGCCATAGGGGGTAGGCATGGGATTTCGCTTGACCTTGCCGGAAGAGGTCCTGGGCCAGAAGGCCGTGTTGGAGTCGGAGTCAGAGGGGCAGGCCCAGGAGGTCCACGCCGTGCCCCTGGACGAAGGCCGCTTGGACCCCGTTCTGGAAGAGGCCGTGGCCTCCCAGCCGGTGGTGGCCAGGCCCAAAGTGACCTCCGCTGAGCCCCAACCGGAGCCGGAGGCATCCCAGCCCCAGCCTCAACCTGGCCCCGCCTCCCGGCCCAGGCTCCCCATTGGGGGCGTCCTAGCGGCCCTTGGAGCCGGGGCCATCGTTCTGGTGGGCATGGCCCTTGGAATGAAAGGAGGAACTGGTGGAGAACCTACACCCTCAGCCGGAGCCCCAGCCGGGCCCGGCGTCGGCGGGGGAACCTCTACCCCCGACCTTTACTGACGATTCCGTGATGGGCTTCGCGCCCCTCGAGGGGGAGGAGGCCTCCTTCTCGGACCTCCCCCCGGAGCCCGAGCCCGTTATCCCCTTCACCGGGGCGGAACTGGTCCAGGCCGCTACCTGGATCCTGGTCTTCGGGCTACGCCTGCAGACCCCCGAGGAGGTGCAGGCCTTCACCGAGGCCTTCCAGCGGGGCGTTGTGCCCATGCTTCCCCCCGCCCAGGTCTTGGACATGCTCAAGGTGGGGGAGGCCCTGGCCCAGTACGGCATAGGGCGCAATCGCCTTCCTGGCATGGGGGGACTGGACCAGCTTCCCCCTTGGCTTCGCATCCTCCTGGGGGGCGTGGTGGTGGCCCTATCGGCCTACGGAGGTGCCCGTGCGGTCCAAGCGATCCGGCATTCTAGCCCTCCTCCTGGCGTTGGGGGTGGTGCTCGTGCTGAACCGGCCCAAGCTTAGCCCTAACCCTTCTGGGGCCTATATCGTCCTGGACCCCGGGCACGGCGGGAGTGACCCCGGGGCGGTAGACCCCGCCACCGGCACCCGGGAGGCCGATCTCAACCTGGCCCAGGCCCTGACCCTGAAGGAGTACCTGGCCCGCTTGGGGTATCGCGTGGGCTTTACCCGCACCACGGATGAGACCGTGCCCCTCCCCGAGCGCATCGCCCGGGCCCGGCGCCTGGGGGCCCGCCTTTTCGTGGCCGTGCACCACGACATCCCCACGGCCACCCGGCCCGGGGTGTACTACTCCCCTCGCCCAGGGTCCGAGGAGCTGGCCCGCACCATCGCCGCCGCCTTGGGGCCGAACGCGTGGGTGCTCCCCAGCAGCGCCAGCCGCTTTGGTCGCTTATACATAGACGACTTCCCGGGCCCGGCGGTCCTGGTGGAGTTCGGGCCTACGAAGCCCACCAGCCGGGAGGAGCGGATTGCCCGGGCCCAGGCCGTGGCCAGCCCCATCGTTGAGTTTGCCCGGAGGTATGTGGCGTGAGCCGTTGGATTCAGGAGGCGGTGAAGCGCCCGGGCCGGTTGAGGCGCTACGTGGCCCGGGTCTACGGGCAAGAGGGCTTTACGCAAAGAGGAACCATCCGGGTAGAGGTCTTGAGGGAGATCGCCAAACGGAAGGACGGCCTGGGCCGGGCCGCCCGGTTGGCCCTGACGCTGCGGCGTTTGCGGGGGGAAGCATGAGGCGCGAGGTGGTCTGCCGCGTAGTCTATCGGGACGCTAAGGGGCGTTTCGCTAAGCCGCCTGAAAAGCCTAAACGGGTAGAGCTGTCCCCTTTGCCCTCCCCGGCCAGGGTCTACAAAGACCACGAGGTGGTCAAGGTGGAGGAGCGGGGCCGGGTAGTGCGGGTGCGGTTCCTGCCCCCACCCGACATTAGGCGCATGAAGCGGGAGGCCCGGCTTCGTGGGGACAAGGAGACCCTGAGGCAGATCAAGGAGTGGGAAGAGGAGGTCAAGCGCCTGGCGGCGGAAGACTACTTGAAGGCCCGTAGATCAGGGGAGTGGGCAAAGCGGATGGAAAAGGCCCATCGGAGCGCTATAGCCGCCAAAGGGGGCAAAGCAACGGCCAAAAACCGCAGGCGGCAAAAGGAGTTGGAAGAGCGGCTAAGGGAGAAGTCAACTTCGGCGCTCATGGCGATGTTCCAAAGGCGCGGTGGGGACATAGTAGAAAAGCGGGCTATCGCGGCCATCATGAAGGAGCGGGGCATCAACCTTGACGATGACCTGAAAAGGATGACGAAAAGAAAAAGGAGGTGAGCGTGGACTTCGTGAAGCAGAACGCCTTTCCCATCGCCGTCTTGGCCGGCGGGCTGTACCTAGGTCTGGGACGGCTCAAAAACCTGCGGGAGGGCCAGGGCTGCCCCCGGTGCGAGACCGCCCAGGCGGTGGTTGCCTTCGCCCTGGCCGCCTGGGCCGGGTGGGAGCTGTGGCGGGCCTACCAAGCGTAAATGGGCGGTAGGCAGACCTTCCGGCTCCTCATCGTGGGCAAGTCCGGGTCAGGGAAGAGCACCCTGGCCCGGGAGGTCATCCGGCGCATGGAGGGGCGGTACCGCCATTTGGTGGTCGTCAACCGCAAGACGGAGTTCGCTGAACTGGCCCAGGGCCGCTTCCGGGTCAGCGAGACCGGAGACCCGGGGCCCGCCCTGCGGAAGCACCGGCGGGTCATCTTCCACGTGACCGGCTACGACCCCCGCCCCTTTCTGGACGCCCTGGGCCAGGAGATCATGCGCCTGCGGGACGTCCTTCTGGTGGTGGATGAGGCCTACCACTTTTTTCCCCGTGGGGCCGTACCCAAGGGCCTTTTTGAGGTCCTGACCGGGGGCAGGGAGCGGGGCCACAACGCCATCTTCATCACCCAGATGATCCAGGGGGCCACGGGGGGAATAGACCCGGGCGTGAGGAAGCAGGCTAGCCACCTGGTCACGTTCCGGGTCACCGAGCCCAACGATGTGCGGGCGGTGGCGGAGCACTTCCCCGAGCTGGGGGAGAGGGTGCGGGACCTGAAGCGCCCCGAGGGAGGCCTGCCCCCCGAGTACGCGGTGAAGAACCTGGACCGAGAGGAGGCCGGTCTGGTGCTTCGGGACCCGAGGGACCCGAGGCGAAGGGTCTGGGTGCGCCTGACGTAGGAGGCCTCCTTCTCCCTGGCCGGCCGGCTGATGGGGAGGCCTCCTTCCCGACATCTACTGACGGGTTCAGTAGGAGGCCTCCTAGGCCCGAGGCCTCCCGAGCAGAAGCCTTTTTGGCCGCCGTGCCCGGGCACAGCGGCCGGCCGCATGGCCCTCCTCTTGGCCGCTGTACCCGGTCGCCCCGCCCTTTATAAACCTCTTCTTCCCTACTCAGGCTGAGGGCGTGCAAGGAGGTTAGATGGCGGAGACGGCGGCACAACAGGCGGCGCAGGACATGCGCAAGTTGGCCTCCACCAGCAACCCACTGGAGGTGATCCAGAACCCCATCGTGGTCAGCGTGAGCGTGGGGGTGCTGGGGGGGTATTTGGCCCGGAAGGCGCTTTACACCTCTAGGAGGGACCTGTTTGGCTGGGCGGCCAAGGGTCCTGACGGCCGTATCCACTACTACGCCGTGAGGCCCGATGGCAAGCCGGATACGACCAAGGAGGTGCCAAACGCTCGGACTAACCGGGTCCTGCTGAACCTAGGCGGGGTCATTCTGGGTAGCTTGCTCATCAACAACACGCTGACCGATGACCCCATGGTGGACTACATCGGCTTAGGCGTGGCCGCAGGTTCCTTCGCGAACCTGATCATGGCCATTCTGGACATTGACTGAAAGAAGGAGGATAGGAGATGCAGGAAGCTTTCAACCGGATCAAGGCGCTCAGGCCCAACGCTCGCCCCATTACCATCCTCAAGGGCGGGCCCGAGTACCAGGCGTACACCGGCCGGCAGAAGCAGCTGGTGGCCCGCTTTGTGGTGCCCGCGGGGGCTTCGTGGGTAATCCCCAACCCCGCCCCGATCATTTTGAAGCTTTACGACACCGCGGGCAACCAGGTGCCCCACTCCACGGACGTTTTCCTGGCCCGGAGGACCAAGGGCTTTGACTTCCCTGAGTTCCTGGGGAAGGTTCAGTACGCTTCCTACTACGACCTCTCCGAGGCCCAGCAGCGGGACGCCAAGTTCTACCAAAACATCCTGGCGACCCTGGCCCCTTTGCGGGCCGACACCCCTCCCGCGGGGTTCCTCCTCAAGGAGGGGGACATGCTGGAGATCTATGTGGAAGCCGATCCCGGCGTGACTCTGAACCTGAACGACCCCAGGACCAGGCTGGAGCTTCCCATTGGCGTGGACAACTCCACCCCGGCGTAGGAGGTGAGGATGACCTTTTTGGACCGCATCCGCAATGGGCTGGGTAGGGGCCTGAATATCTTCCGGGACATCCCGGTGGTTCAGGAGCCTCAGCCTCAGCCCCAACAGGTTTTGAGGCCCGCCCCCGTGGCGATTCAGGCCTCGGGATGGTCCTCCCAGTGGATTGATGAGGAGGATCTGGATCCCGTGGGCCTGGCGTGGAGGCCCGGGGAGTGGTTTGCCCTGGCCCAAATGCGCACCCCCGAGACCGCCCACTTCCGCATCATGAACGGGGAGCGGCGCCTCCGGCTCTACTTCAAGGGCCAGAAGACCGTGGCCGGGCAAAACCTGGCTTCCCCCGGAGCCCGCACGGTCAACCTGCCCTTCCTGGTGGAAACGCCCCAGGCTAAGCCCGCTTTGCCCACTGCCTACCATCCCGAGGTCAGTGTGTGGGCCCAGGTGGGCGGCGTGTGGCAGCGCCTGACCATCACCGCCATTGACTACGCCACCGGCAACGTGACCTTCACTGAGCCGGCGGGCATCACCGGGACCATTGAGATCTACTACACCCACGGGGACGGCCAGATGCGCTTCCGGGTGGCCAGGGACGCCGGGGGCATTGATGACTCCACCGCTACCGTGTTCAACCAGTCCTTCGCCACCCTCCACTCCATTGACCAGAACAGCCTGGAGACCATGATCGCCTGGCCCCAGCAGGTGGAGCTGGTGCCGGGCACTAGGCTGGTCTTGGAAGTGTATACCAACACCGTGCCCATGGTCTGGAATGACCGGGCGGGGCACTACGTCCACATCGCCGCCCTGGCCCGGCGGGTGGACGTCCTGGACAAGGGCCGCCTGCTCTCCCTGGCGGAGCTGGAGAACCGGGGCGGCCTCTAAGGGGGTGAACGTGTTCAGCGTGGGGAACACCCTGTACGCGAAAGGCCCGCTCCTGGATGAGGGGGGAGGGTCGGGGGGCTTCGGCCTTTCCAACTCCTACACCCCCCCGAGCCTTTCGGGCTACCAGCCGCCCTATACCCTCCTGGACCCCGGCCCCTCCTCCGGGGGAGGGGACGGCTCCTTCTGGGGGGACGTGCAGCGTTTCCTGCAGAGCCTGGCCGGCCTGAACAGCCTCATTGACCCCTACATCCTGACCGAACAGGAGCGGATGCAGCTGGAAGTTCAGCGCCGGCTGGCCGAAGCTGAGCGGGCCCGCGCCGAGGCCGAGGCCCGGCGGGCCTCCGTCCAAGTCCAGCCCGCGGTGCCCGCGTGGGTGTGGGTGGCGGTGGTGGGGCTTGGGGTGGTGGCCCTGGTGCTTCTCTTGAAGGAGTGAGATGGAGGCGGTCCTGGGCTTCCTGGGGAACCTGGTGGGGGGCGTTCTGCAGTGGATGGGCGTGGACCGCCAGGCCCGCGCCGCGGAGGAGGTGGCCCGAAGCCAGGAACGGCAAACGAGGAGCTTGGTGGACGCAACCATCGCCACCTGGGCGGAGTGGCGCCGGGCTCAGGAGGCCGCGGCTTCGGCGGCCCGGGACGCTACCTACTGGCAGCAGGCCACCCAGCGCACCCGAATCTACTACAACTACCAGGCCGCCCGCACCGGCCAAGCCGCCCTGCTCTTGGCGGCGGGGGCTGGCCTGCTGGGACTGGCCCTTTGGAGGATGAGCCATGAGTAACGCAACGCCCCTTTTGGTTGTGGGAGGCGTAGCCCTGATTGCGGGGGGGGCCTACCTCTATACCAAAGCCAAGCCGAAGGCGGAGGCGACCGTACCAGGAGCGCCCCCCATGGTGCCCGTGCACCCCGGGGTTACGGGCCAGCCCAAGGCGGGCACGGACCGGACCAGCCTGTGCCAGGTCCTCACCGGGTACCGGTCCCAACTCCGGCGCTTCCAGGACCTCATGGCGGACGCTCAGAAGAAGATGCGGGACCTGGAAGGTTTGATTGAGGGCGCTTGCCGCACCTACGCTCAGGAGCCCGTGTACACCTATCGCTGCAACGGCTTCATCATTTGCGGTCTCAACGAGTGGATGGAGGTGACGGGCGTTCAGACGAACCAAAGCGCCTTCAACGCCTGCATGGCCTACGCCAAAACGGGAGCGGTGCTGGCCGCGCGTCAAGTGGAAAAGCGGGGCGGGATCTATAGGTCTACCTGGCAAGACGTGGACCGCATCAACGCCCAGATCGCCCAGGGCTACGCTCAGGTGCAAGACTTGAGGAAGCAGTACGAGGCCGCCCAGCGCCAATACGAGGAAGCGAGGGCTCAAGCCATGGAGCTGGAGCGGCGGATCGCTGACCTGGAGTCCCAGGGGGTGTTCTGCTGATGGAGTGGAAGGACGTCCTGGACATGGGCCTGGGGGCGGTGGCCTTTGTGGCCTTCCTCAAGCTGGTCTTCCGCGACATGGCGGACCTACGCCAGCGCCTAGAGCGTCTTGAAGACCAGGCCCGCCGCCAAAACTACTACCTTTCCCGCCTGGTGAACGCGGTGGAGGCCCAGGCCCTGCGCCAGGGCCTTCGGCTGAGGGGAGTGAAGGAGGTGCAGAATGGAGAGTAAGACCTTGCTTTTGGCTTTGGTGGGCTTCGGCGTGGCGGCCTACGTGGCCTACCAGCTGGGGAAGGGGGGCGCGGGGGAGTCTAAGCCGTCTGGGTCCGAGGCCTCCCAAAACGCCCCGGCTCAGCCCAGCCCCCCGCCCTCCAGCGGCCTGGATGAAGGGGGCAAGAACCTCTTCCCGGGCCTGTCGGGGATGGACGAGGCTACCCTTTGCCGGGTGGCGCCGAGCCTGTGCGCCTGGCGGATCCCGAGACCCCTCCCGGTAGCGCCGATGCTTTAGGGGGTGGGCGTGAAGGGACTCTGGCTTTTGGTGGCGGTCGTGGCGGGGGCGGTGGTGGGGATGGGCGTGGCCAGGTGGAAGGCTAGCCCCTCCGGGTCCTCCACCACCCCCTCCCCCGCCAATCCGGACGTGCAGGTGTGCCCTCAGGTGATCGCCACCTGCAATGACGGCACGGTGGTCCCCACGCCGTGCGGGTGCCAAGGCCGTGGGGGCGTGAAGCGGTTGGGGGTGATGGTATGAGCTGGCACGACCTTGTACCTTCGGGGCAGACCTGGGTGATCTGGCTGGTGCAGGCCCTCCTCGCGGCGGGGCTGATCGCCCTCCTGGCCGGGGCCATTACCCGGCTCCTTTCCGCGATACCCGTGGTGGGGCCCGTGCTCGCGGTGGCGGTGCGCATGCTCTTTTCCAACTACGAGCGGTGGCTTTCCGAGCGCGTTCCCAAGCTGGCCGAGCAGGCGGTTCTGGCCACGGAGGAGAAGTGGCGGAAGGTGGGGAGTCAGTACGACCCCGCGGCCCGGGCCCAGGCCAAGCTGCAGGAGGCCATAGAGGCCCTGCAGCAGATGGCCCCCGGCCTGCCCCGGGACATAGCCCAGAAGCAGATTGAGGCCGCCTTGGCCCGCATCCGGGCCATGGGCATGGAGCAAAAAGTGGGAGGTGGGAAATGAGCTTTGGTGATGGCCTTCGCTTCGGTGCCGGCTTCGTGGTGGGGGGTGCCCTCATATGGGTAGGGGTGCTCCTCATCCTGGCCCTGATTGGTGCGGTGGTGGGCGGTGGCGATGGGCGAAAAGGTTGAGGTGGTCCAGAACCGGGTGAGCCTCTGGCAGGCCTACAAGCAGGGGGTGGGGGTGGGCCTGGGCGTCCTGACGGTCTACGTCCTGGCCCTGGCTTTGCTGGCCTTTTTGGCCACCAAGGCCTTGACGCCGTCAGACCTTGCCCCCCAGCCTGAGCCCAAGGAGGGCAGGACATGCTCCAACTCTTGGGTTTGAAGCCAGAGGAAATCCAGCGCCTCATTTCCCAGGGCCAGGTGGCCCTGGAAGAGATGAAGGCGGAAATGGCCTGTATAAAGGCCTCCCTGGAGGCCATTGAGCGCATCTTGGGCTACGAGTACGGGAGGCCTTCTCGGGCCCTGATGGGCCATGACCCCCTTCGGCTTCCCCTCATCGCCCAGGTGGAGGCGGCGGGGGAGGCCAAACGGGTGGACGTGGCGGGCCTCCTGGGCAAACCCGCCACTCGGGGGCACATGGTCAACATAGGGGATGCCAAGGCGGCCCTGTGGTTTGAGACCGGGTCCCAACGGGTGGGTCCGTACTACCTGCTTCCCGCGGCCGCTCTGGACCTCTCTTGGGCGCTAGAGATTCTGGAAGTCCGGGACGCCGGGGAAGGGCCGGCCAAGGTGCAGATTCTGATGCAATGATCCCTGTCCAGGCGGGCAAAAGGGGCAAGGGGTACTTCCCGGAGGTGCGCTACAGCCGGGGCCCCCGGGCTATGGGCGTGACCGGGGACAACTCCTTCAGGACCCTCCTAGGATACCTGTGGATGGCGGTCCTGGATCGCTCCCGGGGCCTCCGCCTCTTCCAAGCCCAGGTGCCGGGAGAAGGGCCCTGGGCCTTGGACGACCCTCGAGGCCCAGACGTGGCGGTCTGGATTGAAGTGGAGGTGCCTCCTCTCCCCCACCCCGCCCGGGAGGTGCGCCATCTGGCCTTCTGCTTTGACCAGGCCGCCCGCCACGTGGTGGCCTACGAGTACCAGGGCCAGGTGTACGTGCGGCAGTGGGATCCCGTGGCCGGGGCCTACACCATGCGGGGGCCCTTCCCCGGCGTAGATCCGGTGCTCCTGTGGGACTACGAGGTGGGTTACTTCCTGGGGGACTCGGACGTCCTTCTCTTTCACCTTTCCCCTGACCGGACTCAGGTCATCATGCGGGTGCAGAGAGAACGATACGCTAACCCCCGTGTGGTGCAGGCCCTTCCCGGCCCTGCCTACCTGGACCAGGCCCTCGCCCTCCCCTACCAGGCTGAAGTATTGGGAAGCCTGGACGCGGACCCCGACACCACGAGCCTGGTCCTTCGCACCGATCTCTACCCGGTCTACCTTTCCGAGGTGGCCGCTAGCCCGGTGGTCAATGCCCCAGTGGAGTGGGACTACATCCCCGTTGTGGTTACCAAGGACGTAGGGACGGAACTGGCGGCCTCGGGAAATGTAAGCCCGCCCACGGCCTGGGACTACATCCCCATCGTGGTCATCAAAGACCTCGGGACCGAGATGGCCGCTTCGGCCGCTGTGAGCGCCCCGGTGGGTTGGAACTACATCCCCATCGTGGTCACCAAAGACCTCGGGACTGAAGTGGCGGCTTCGGCTTCGGTTGCCGCCCCCACGGCCTGGAACTACCCGCTGGTGGTGGTGGTCTACAACGGAGGCGTGGACGTGGCCGCTTCGGCTTCGGTCAGCGCCCCTGTGCAGTGGAACTACTACGTGTGAGGTGATGTATGGAGAAGCGAATCGTAATCCCCAGGATAGTGGTACGGCCCATCCTTCCCCCGCCCCTGGAAATCGGCGCCCGTATACAGCCCCAATGGCTCCATTGGCAAGTGGGACGCTACCGGGAGAAGCTGTCCTTCGGCCCCGGAGGCGAGGGGAAGGCGAAGATATGGGTTCCCGAGAGGGAGGGGGAGCAACACAACCTGATTCTGAACCAGTTTTACGACTCACTTATCCCCCAGTATGGCTTCGTCGGCTCTTCCCAGTACGCCGCCGTGGGGACGGGCTCCACAGCACCAGACCCTTCGCAAACTCAGTTGGCCAACGAGATTGGGACCTCAAGTAGTCCTAGGAGGACGAACACCGTACCAACCGGGGAATCCAACGCAATAGAACCCCTGGCAACCCACGGGGAGTACAACATCCGCCGCGTCCTTGAGTTCACCGAGGCCCAGGTGGGCGGGCTCAACCTGACGGAGTGGGGCTTCGGCCCGACCGGCGCCCACAACAGCCCCCTCATGACGCGTGAGCTTTTTAGGGACGGCTCGGGCAACCCTGTTGTGCTTACGCTGGACACAGACCAAAGGTTGAGGCTGATTTACCGGTACAAAATCACTCTGTCGCCCACATCGGCGCAAGACGTATCCGTAAACATTGGAGGCGAAGGGCCTGGGGTTAGGACGGCGAAGTTCCTGCTAACAGGGATTTACTCATTTGTATCCGGCGATTCAATACAAACTCATGATGGAATAACATTGCCCAATAGCATCCAGAATCGCATGGGTGATTTATTAGTCGCTGAGGCTCTTGCGCAAGGTAGCCATTTTGGCAACTCAAGCAACATCGGCCAGCTGGTCCTTTCGTCAAATGCCGCCCCTTTACAGTACATACACTCAACGAATGATTTAGGCGGTGCGTCTAGCCCATTCTATAAAGCGCTAACGTTTGGCACACCATCTGGACGAAGCAGGCAGGCATCGGTTCTCCTGCAAACTAATGAGTTTGTAATGACTATAAAAAGCGTTTTGCTCCGGGCGGCGTCACGCAACTCATATACGCCCACAGTCAACCTAGTCTTTGACAGCGGCCAGGAGTTCACTAAGGACAACCTGCATAAACTGCTAATCGCGTACTGGCAGATTAGCTGGGGGCCGTGATGGTGCCTACCGTGCGTGCCAGAAGCCTGGTCCTTCCCCCTGCGACTCCCACTCCTCAACCCGGGGCCACCGTAGCCCCGGGGGCCCGCAAGTCCGTTCACCACGTGGCGGGGGAAGTGGTGGGCACCGGGGTGCGCTACGGTGACCTGAACGCCTTCGCGTGGTACTACGCTGGCGGCTACCTGACCCTAAACCGGGGCAGGAAGCGCATCGGTAGGACTCACAGGGGGGCCGAAGATGCCAAGCGCAAGGTCCAATAAGGCCCTGGTCTTTTTAGGCCTCCTGGGTGGGATAGCCCTCCTGGCAGGCGCTGGAAGGGCCGGCACGGCCAGGGCCACCAAGCCCGGGGGCTCTTCCTCTTCCTCCCCAACACCGGACTGCCCCTATCCGCCCCCAGGCCCTCCCCCCCTGGACAAGGGCCGGTGGGACCTCATAGACCGCATCTACGCCCGTATCTTGGAGGTCAACCCTGCCCTGGGGCGCCAGACATGTAGGGAATGCGGGGGGCGCAGCGTGGCCCACGTGGTGGCCGGGGCCCTGGCCCAGGCTGAAGGCATGGGGGTTCCCGTGGACCTGGTGGTGGCCTTGGCCCGGCGGGAGTCCACCTTCAACCCCCACGTGGACCGGGTAGCCTACGCCCTTCAGATCAGCCAGAACGGGGCGAAATGCGCCTCGGGCAGTGAGATAGGGCCCTTGCAAATCAAACCGTGCGCTTTCCGTCAGGTGGGCATGGATCCCACGCTCCTCCTCAACATGCCCTTCCCCGCCCGGGTGCAGTACGCCACGGCCGCCGGCATCCGCTACCTGGCCTGGTTGAAGGGCCAGTTCTCCACCTGGTGTGACGTCCTCCACGCCTATAACCGGGGTCCTACGGCCTTCCGCCAAGGGGAAAGGGCGCCTGCCTACGTGGCGGACATCATCCGCTGGGCGGGGGAGTACTCGGAGCTGAGGGTATGAGCGCCTTTCCGTGGGGTGTGGTGGTGATGTTCCTGGCCCTGGGGCTGGGGTTTGCCCTGGCTGGCTTGTGGTGGTGGGTCCTCTTCCTGGGGGGTCTGGCCTTTTGGCTTGGGATTGTGGAGGTCCTGGCCGTCCGCCGGACAGGCCTCACCATCTCGGGGCAGTTTCTGGCCTGGGCCCGAAGGCGCCCGTGGGCCGCGGCGGTCCTAGCGGCCCTTTTGGGCGGGGCAATGGGGTACCTCATCTACCACCTGGCCACGGGTTATTAG